GTTATCAGCTAGATGTGCATTGTCTATGCTTCCATCAACATAGTGCTCTGAGTTGATTTGGTCATCTGCAATTTTAGTTGAAACAATAGAGTCTGCTGCAAGTTTGTCTGATACTATAGATCCAGATCCTAATCTTCCAACGATATTTGCGCTGGAAACATTAGCCATATCTTCTGCTGCTACAGGATGTCCTCCTGCTGTTGAGCCATCATGTACGACAAGGGTTTCCTTATCGGTATCTACAGTAACTTCTCCTTCGGCTCCGGTGAAGCTACCATGTTGCGTGGTAGTTCCACGTCTTAGTTTTAATAATTTTGCCATTATGCGATTGATCCGAAGTCTAGTTGTAAGTTTGAACCAGCAGTACCATCAATAGTACCTAAAGTTACGTTAGGTGAACCAGTTAAATTAGTAGCTGTACCTGAGCAGTTACCAGTTACGTTACCAGTAAGAGCACCAACGAATGATGTTGCTGTAAATGTACCGCCATTTGTTATATTATTACTATCAGCATTTAAAGCTCCAGCTAGTTGGGGTGATGAGTCATTAACTAAACCTGCAATACCTGGTGATATACCAGTCCATGAAGATCCATTATAGAAATTAAGTGTATTACCTGAACTATTATACCAAAGGTCACCAGCGGAAGGACTTCCCGGAGTTGAAGATGCTATCTTATATTCATTAGCATAACGGTTTACATCAGCTATTGAACCAGCAACTGTATTAACATTACTAATTGAACCAGCTGTAGTGTTAACATTAGATATTGATCCTGCAGTTGTATTTACATTTGTTATAGACCCAGCTGTTGTGTTAACATTACCTATTGATCCAGCTGTCGTATTGATATTAGATATACTACCAGAACAATTGTCCATAGCAGTCACATTAGCACTAGTGGCTAGTGTATTCATATCACTTACAACATCAGCTGTTCCAAGTGTATTTAAGTCAGAAACAACATCAGCAGTACCTAATGTATTTAGATCCGCTACTACATCAGTTGTAGCAAGTATAGCCATGTCAGCAACTACATCAGTTGTAGCTAAAATAGCTAAGTCTGCTACTATATCAGATGTACCAAGTATCGCCATATCAGCAATACAGTCTGTTGTGGCTAATAAAGCCATGTCAGCTACTACAGCAGAAGCTCCAAGAGCTTGAATCTTAGCTATATTATCTGCACACGTTTCTATACTATTACCTGTACCTGTAGATATAGCATCTGTAATAAGACCTAAATCTTCAGAAAATGTTATATTACCAGATACAATTGCAATATCATCTAGAACCGACTGAGCTGGTGTAACTAACTGATACGCTGTACCATTATGAACTTTAAGTTCTTTATTAGAAGAACTATCAAACCACATATCACCAGCTTCTAAAGCATCATTATCTGCTCTTGCAGTTGGTGCGGAAGTTGCTACCTGATAGACATCAGCATAGTGGTGCACTCCAGTTATATTAGTTGCTACTGCATTAACATTAGTTATAGCACCACCAACTGTATTGATATTGGCTACGTTTGTTGCACAAGTATCCATATCTGATATAACACCAGATACTGCTAACGTATTCATATCAGATACAATATCTGATGTTGCTAAGGTGTTAAGATCAGCCACAACATCAGTAGTACCTAGTATAGCCATGTCAGCTACACAGTCTGTAGTACCTAAGATACCCATATCCTCTACAGCTGCTGCTGTACCAAGACGTCCTATCTCTGTAGATTTACCAGCAACCGTAGTTACTTCAGTAGCTTTAGGAACTAATCTATGGAATTTAAATGATGGACCAGCTGCATATTGAGCATCAGTTTGAGCTTTTGTCTCAATTAAAACACCGTATCCTGAAGTTAATTCTGTACTACCGCAATCAGTAATAGTTGCATTTACTGAATGATTTGTTAAATCACTAGCTTGAATTGTACAAGTACCACCAGATGGTGCATAGGTAGCAGTTAAAATCCCAATAGAAAGTATTGTTCCAACTCTATCAGATGTAAGAGCATTCTCCTTTTCTGGATGATATTGAGGTATTTCACCTTCATCAACTAATGGTACAAAACCACCTATTCCATCAACTATATCTACAATCCTATCATTGATAGCTGCTGTTGTTGCAATGGTTGTATCATTATCAGGGAATGTATCACCATCTTTAATAGTCTCACTAGTTGAAGCATTGAAATATCTTGCTTCAGCTGCGGATGTTGTAAAATATGTTGTGTCGTTTACGGTATGAGATGCTTGTTCTGCAGCTGTAATCTTAGCTGCATCTGCTAAATCAGTAGCAGTCCCTGCATTACCTGTTATACCACCTGTAACTGCACCTGTTACATTACCAACTAAATTACCTGTTATATTACCTGAAGCATTAATGGTTGTGAATGAACCAGCCGCTGTTGAGTTTGCACCAATAACTGTTCCATCTATAGCACCTCCGTTAATATCAGCAGTCGCTATAGTTCCATTTGTAAAGGTTCCTGCTGCTGCTGTATTAGCTCCAATTATTGTACCATCTATAGCTCCACCGTTAATGTCAGCTGTGGTTATAGTACCATTAGTAAAGGTACCAGCTGCTGGAGAACTTGCTCCGATGGTCGTTCCGTCTATATTTCCACCGTTGATATCAGCCGTTGCAATAGTACCTGTAGTAAAGGTTCCTGCAGCTGCTGAAGATGCACCTATAGTTGTACCGTCTATAGCACCACTATTTATATCTGCTGTAGCTATAGTACCTGTCGTAAAGGTTCCTGCTACTGCTGTCCCTGCACCGATAACTGTATTATCTATATTTCCAGCATTAATATCTACTGTTGCTAATGTTGCAGTTCCATCTACATTTAAAGTACCATCTAAATCTGTAGCACCTGTAACATCTAATGTACCCGGGAGATCTAAATTATTTGTCCATTCTACATCAGATCCATTTGCTGCTGTTTGTAATACTTGCCTTGCAGAACCATCAGCTAATTTACTAACTGCTATCTCTGCAGCTGCATTAATATCAGCATTAACAATACTACCATCCTTGATTTTAGAACTTGTTACTGAGTCATTTCTAAGATCATATGAAGTAATACTTTTATTCTGTTCTTCTTGTAGAGCTCTTAATAGTTGTGTTTGGTTATTATTAAGATCCCCTGCTTTAACGGATGATCCAGCTGCATAAGTAGCTTTAGCTGTATCTACGCCTGTATCTCTATAAACTCGTACATTAGCTGTACCAGCTTTAGGAGATCCATCAGATGCACATACATCTGTATTGGTAGTTCCTGTTGTGTTATCAAATCTTACAATATTAGTACCACTAGTAGAATAACTTACGATAGTCCAGTTATCTACCAATACTTGATCTACTAATACCTTAACTTCGGTGGCTACGTAAGTAGGGAATGTGTAGTTGAAATCTTTATTCGACCCATCCCCATCGTATTCATGGTAGGTTGTTGTTGCCATTTTTTATTTGTACATATTGAGGAGGGTGGCGGATGGTGGGTTATTAGCGAGTTGAGGTTTCCTCTGTTTCTTTAAGTAATTCTTCTGAGATAATATTCTTACTTGATCATCTTTCATAACTTGTAACCAAGCTAATCTTCTTGCATTTCTAAATATCTTATCTATAGCTTGGTTATGAGGATAGTCTCTGGCTTGGAAGTCACCTCTAAGTCCAGCATTAATATCCTTATACATCTGCTCTAATGATCTTTGTATATGAGGCTTCCTAGCTAATCTAGTTAATTTAGCTTCTAAGTTTTGGACGCCAATAGCTCTTTGATATGAAGATCTTATTTCTGGATAATCTGTTAGATCATCTCCTTCTGGAGAATAGTAAGTAGCTATTCTTAAATCATAACCACTTTGAAATAGAAATTCTCTACCTTCATTATAGTGTAAGTTAAACTGTATAGGACTAAACATATTAAATGCTCTAGTCATGAAGTCATGATCCTTAATAGGTCTACCAGTAAGTAGATCATATTTTATAGGTAATGGCTCTCCAGCTATATTTTCAGTTAATAAGTTCCTATTTCTTAAGGATTGGTCTATACCAGATGATAATTCTCTAGTATATGGAGTAAATAATTTACCCATTTCATTCCTTAAGCTGCCTAATGGTACAGTATTATTAGCTAAACTACCAATTATACGTTCTACTTGACCAGGTTTACCACTGAATAACTCTACAAATTGTTGCATACCAGCAAGATATGACTTACTAGCAAGACCTTGAGCTATAACAAGACCAGTTTTTTGTAAGTAATCTTCAGTCCACTCTTCCCCCATAAGGAGACTATTGTCACCGACATCAGCAATAATTGAAAGTATCTGGTTAAATGGTTCAATAGCATCATAACTAACCCATACATCTCCTAACTTAATACTCCTTGGTATCCAGCCAGCATCTTGCCACATCTTACGCTTCTGTCTATCAGTAGGACCATTACCAGTAAGATTACCACTCATAAAGGCTTGGGCTGCCATAAAGACAACTCCACTACCCATAGCTAATCTACCAGTCTGTAATGCCTTAGCATTAGAAAGTTCAGCAGCAGTAGTAATACCATACTTAGTTACTCCAGATAGATCGTCAGGTCTAGCAAATGCTATATCATTAAATTCTTTAACAAGAAAATTAAATCCGGGTGTATGTTTAGCAGTTAAAGCTAATCCATTTACACCAGTTCTAGCAAATAGAAAGAAAGGTCTAGCCCATGGGTTAGCACTAAATACATCGTTTAATCCTTTAGAGAATCCAGTTAAATCTTGAGTAAGAGTAACTTCTTTACGTGCAAATTTAGTAGCTTCATCCTTGATATTCCCATCTGCATCAAATACATCTTGATAGAAATCCTCTTCAAACTTTTTAAGTAAGTCATTATTTATAGTAACCATTCTACCATTACTTTGAGCATCCATAGCAGAACGGAAAGCCTTTTCTCTCATCTTGGCTCTACCTAATATATGTGCAAAAGCATCATCAGTAGCTGCCATTATCTTAGTAGAGTATGTAAGTAGATTACTATTATTAGCAGATCTAGCCATATTAGCCATAGCAAATAAAGCTTGATCACCTTTACTAGCTCTGCCACTATCTTCATAGTATCTTCTAAGTAGCTCCCAGTTCTCATCACCTCTTGTAAATTCTACAAAACGTGATTTCATACTAGCTACATCACCACTCCAATAGGAGTTTAGTTTAGTCCAGAATAATTCATAAGCTTCAGGTATAGCTTGCATCATAGCATTTAAAGATGCCATACCTGCTCTCATAGTTGTAGCATCACCAGTAAATGGTAGCCTCATAGCACCACCTATTGTCGTAGCAAATGGTCGTGTAAATGTAGCCATTGATGTACCTAGGAGAGCTCTGACCGGTGTCTTAGGTCCACTAAGTACACTATGACTGAACATACCTTGTAACTCTCTAATTAGAGCACCTGTACGTTCTGGACCTTTTGGTTCTAATGGTCCACCTTTAATAATCTTTCTAGCCCATGCATCAAAATCATCTAAGTTATTAACAGTTTTCATGCTAGAGAATACTTCAAATAGAGCATTCAATAGTTCATCACTAGGATCATCTTTAGCTATTTGTAGAATAGACATAATAGAATCTCTAGTATCTACCATATCTCTAGCTACTGTTTCTTCTATAACTTTCTTAGCTTTACCTGCTCCTATCTCTCTGAAATTAGTAGACTTCATAACTCTAGCTCTTTTAGCTTCAGTCAATGCAGTCATTAGAGTATCAAATACCTGTTTAGCTGGTGCATCAATATCAGCAAGATCTTTATAGTCTGCTAGTTCTCTACCAGCTATACCCATATCTCTTAACTGTTTAATAAGAGTACCAGTTATCATATCTGTTACTACTATATTCTGTGATGTTATTGTAGTAACAGTATCTATAATATTACCAGCAGAATCTGTTATATCATAAGTATCAGAAGCTCTTAAGATTTCTTCTAAATATTCTCCTGTAGTCATTTCAGCAGCATCTCTGCCTAATGTAATCCTTTGATGAGCTTCTAATGAATCTCCAAATACTTCTAATACAGTTTTACCTGCTGCTTTTATAGAAGCAATTTCTAGTTGGAACTTCTGATCACTATATAAACCTTTAAGTATATTCTCAGCTACTTCCTCTGGCATCTTACCAGTTTTAGCAGCACGTTCAGTTAGTATAGGTCTGATAATAGATCCAGTAGATCCATCTTCAGCACCCCATTCTGTTCTTGAACGTTTTAAGGTTTCTCTAGCTTCACCAACTGTTTGTTCAGAAGCAAATGCTCCTTGATGTGAATCAGCTACAGGTTTATTTTTAGCAGCACGAAATCCTAATTCATTATCTCGTACTTCTTGTAAAGCTTTTTCAACAGTTATATCTCTTATATTTTCTGATCTTTTAACTACCCTTGCTCTATTAGCACCTCTACTTAATACCATTGATGCACCATCAAATATGAGTCCAATGCCCATACCTTCTACTACATTTTTAAATTTAAGCATTAATGGGTGCTCTGTATCTCTTGTACTAATAGGGGTATCCATCCAACCATAACGATCTCTAAGCATACCCAGAGCGTTTTGTCCGTCTGATTCCTTAGATAATAGGTCAGCACCAGCACCGACTGCAGCTGCTCTTAATAAGCTATTAGTACCGTAGTACGCTGCTTTACCAGCTATTGATTTCCAACCAGCTATAGGGATAAGTGAAAGACTACCAAAATGAACAACACCACGTAAGAGTTTACCCCACCATGTTTTAGTTTCTATTGGTCCTTCTTCACCTACAAATGGATCCCATTCAGGTGTATAAGTTCCTGTCTCTTTCCTCTCCTTCTGCATCTCACCAGATACCATATCTGCTGTACGCTCTGGTAAGGTAGCTAATGAAGAAGCAGTGTCTTGAAGACCACCAGATAAAATAGATTGAGCTTCTTTAGCTAATCCTTTTACTCCCCAACCATCTGGGTTATCTCTAGCATCTTGTTGGGTAGCTTCGAATTGTTGATTAGTTTGGGTTTCTTGTGTAGCGGCTTCTAATCGTTCAGCCCTTATCCTATTTTGTTCATCGAGGTACTCAGTATTTGCGAGTTCTTCTCGATTTATATTGTCATAAGGATCTATTGCCATAGCATTTAATTTGTTGAGGCTGCTTGTACGACGGCCTTAGCTACGTCGGGAAGCATGTTTTCTAATTGCATCATAGGGTAGTCGTTGAAGAATGGTAAGATATCACTTAGTTCTTTCACATCTTTTGGATCTAATACTAAACTTTTCATCCAAGAAGTATCTATATTATTATTCTCGGAAGCAGCTTCATTTTTTTGTCTTAATACAGTCAGTATAACTCTATCTTGAAAATCTTGATCCATTAATATTTCCGAACTATCACCTTCTACCCAACCTTCTGTCTTACCCATTAATCGAACTGCTGCTGCAAAATCGTATGCTGGGATGTTATACATACCAATAGTAGCATTTTTATTTTCATTGAGAAACCCAAGAAGTTCTGTACCAGTCATCTGGGAGATAGGTTTAGCTGTTTCAATAGGCTCTCCATTAGAATTAAAGACTGCATCATATCCACCTTTATCTCTATTTACAGACATAGCATGGAATGCTTCAGCTATATTTGCACCTTCTCCAGTAAGCACTCTATAAGTACGACTACCTGTATTTTTCTCATGTAGTAAAGCATAAGCTTGATTAGAGAATATTGGTCCGTTATAGGTAGGTGTAAATCCTTCAGGTAATTTCCCTGTGGCTTCTAATCTAGCCATTATTAAATCATGACCATCTACATCTTCTCTACCTTTAGCAATCTGTCTCCATATAGCAGGTACTTTAGGTGATTCACCTTTAGCAATCTGTTCAGCATACTGCACACCAAGTTCTAGTGCTCCGTCTTCTCCTTGAAATGGTGTTGGTTGATTAAGGTCTATAGTTCCTTTATTTATACCATTTTGGTAAAGACTTACTAATTGCTCCTTCGCTACCATTGCATCGGTTTTCTCTCCAACGGTATTAAGAGCATTCATAGAAGCTGCATCTTTAAATATCGCTGCTGATTCATTCTTAGCAGCTGTAGTACCTGCTCTAATTGCATTTTCTATTCTTACTTCTGGTGGGTCATCGGACTCTCTCAGTAATTCAGTAGTATACGCATCACTATAAGCAGTACTTATTTTCTCTTTGGCATTAATATAAATTAAACTCTTCGTATCTTGTGAAGTAACTCCAAGTATTTCACTGTTATTATCAATACCAGACGAAACTTCAGTAAGTATAACTTTATTAAATGCAACAGCAGCTTTACCAAACATAGCTCCTTGACCAATGAAAGGGTTATATATCTTCTGGTTTTCTGCACTTAAAAGTCTTGTATCTGCATATGTTAAAGGTATAGGAGGTTGCTGTCTTAACTTATGTTTTATTTTCTCTAACATTACATCTTCACCTTCATTCTTTTCTAACTGAGTTCTTAAACTTACATATGATTGAGGTAGCTTACCATATCCCGGTTCTGAGTTCCAAGCATCTTCAGCTTTTTTTAATTCATCTAAAGTGATAGGTTCACCTTTTGCTTGCCATGCCTGTATAGTACCAGTTTCTAAGTTTGTTTTCGCTATTTCTATTTTTAGAGCTTTAGCTTCAGCATCTTGTTTTTCAAGCTTAATTGCTGCATTATATAGTGTGTTATATTCTGGACCCCAGTACTCTCTAAATGTTACCTCCTCACCATTGTGGTCTTTAAATTTATAATTACCTAACTTTTCAACTTGATTACTATTCATTTTCCGTGCATTAACAGCTTCTAAAAGAACGGCTGTTTCTTCTCTTCTAGCTGTTTGATAACTTACTTTACCACCTTCTGAATTAACTTTGTCTTCTATATTAGTTAAGAAGGAACTATAGTCTCCTTCGTCTACTAGTGATGCTACTTTATCATTTATTCTAAGTTCTTTTTGAGAAGTTAAATTAGCTTTATCAAATGCTGTTCTCCATTCTTTAGCATTTAATTTAGATTCCTGGAACATAGGTTTGTAAATATACTTCTTCATGAAGCCTTTACTATAACCCATTTCTTTAACTTTATTGGCAAATAATTGATTTATTATAGCATCAATTTCATCATACTGTTCTTTACTACTTGCTGATTTCAGACTTGCTTTAGTACCATCTGCTAATGTGAACTCCTGTTCATGAAGCATATCACGCCAGCCGGGGTAATATTCTTTCATTAACAATCTAGCTTCTTTCTTAGTATCAAAGTTATCTCTAATGACACCACCTGCATCCCAAGCTGAGTTTATCTCTTCTTGTGTAGCTCCTTCCTTTTCTAAGTCTTTTACAACTTTCAGAGATTGACCTTTAATATCTTTAATATCTTCTTGTCTTTTATCTTCATTTATTAGATCCTTATCTTCACCTTCCTTTCCGGTAGATAAGGTTTTCATAAACTCATTAAATTCCTTTGCATTCTTTACAAAGTTTACAGCTCCTCTAGCTACCTTACCACCTGTTTTAGTTAACGCTGCAAGCTGTCCTAGTTGACTAGTTTTATTAGCGTGCCATTTATTATACCAATCAGCAGCAGCACTAGCTTCTGCTTCTATCCCTTTCGTGACAGAATCCATGTTACTATTAACTGCTTTAACAAGGTCTTCTGTCTCAAATTCTATATAATTAGATTTACTAATATCTGTTCCTGATAGAGCTTCTTTTCCTAAGCTCTCTAACCATGCTGAACTACTTGTCATTAGCCTATCCCCATCATTTTAAATAGTGTATTACCACCAGCAGTACCAGATAAACTTGTAGTACCTAATGACATTACACTAGATGCAATACCAAGACCCATCTGTAAACTTGCTAGGAATTGACCTGATTTATCTGGTGGTGGCATCATGACAGGTGCTCCCCATTCAGGCGGTACACCAAGTCTAGCTCTGTTTTTAGCTTGTTTAGATACATAATCTCGTTTTAATCCTTGATGAACAATGTCCATATTTTTACCAAATGCATCATCAGTAGCTCTTTGTATTTGGGTAGTTTGTGCTAGTAATTCTAATAACTTACTTCTACCTGCTGTTTTTGATCCGCCTCCTTCATCAACATATTGTTGAGCAGCGAATCCTTTTGTTAATACTTCTTTCTGTCTTCTTCCAGTAGAAACTATATCTAATGCTTTAGCATAGGCATCACTTCTGCCTCTACTGAAGCCCATAGCAATGGATTCTTTACCTCTTTTAAAGGTAGTTTCTCTGTTCCAATACTTTATTGACTCTGAGCCAAACTTAGCATGTTTGGCTATTTGTCTTTGTCGGGCAGCTTCTCTAGCTGGACCGTTAGGATCTTTTGCGCACACGGGCAAACTCTATAAAGGACAATTGGTGAGGGCCATGTAAAATTTTTCTTAGAAATTTAAAGCCCAAAAATTTAAGTAGTTTCAAATGAACCTTATTACGTTCATCAACGATATTCCACAGGAGTTCTTCCTGTCTACTATCTATGTATCGTTTAGCTTCTCTAGCAAAGGTAATAGGATAGTCATGGATTGCGGGTGTGCATAACATCCAAACTATTCCTCCTTTTTCAACTCCGGCCATACCAGCAGTCTTGCCGTTAGGCACGTTGAAATACACACAGGTGCCTTCCTGAGCTGCCTTAACTAGTTCCACTAGAGGATCTTGCCCATGACCTTCTTCGACCTCTCTGCGGTCTTCTGGGCGTAGATTGAAGGCCACCTCTACGGCAGCCTCCATTGTTATCGGGTGAATGTAATTAGGCACGTCTATAAAATTTGGGTGTATAATCTCCTTCCCAAGACATAGAACGTAAAGTACATGGTGAAGGATGTGTGGATTTTAAAGTTATTTCTACATTACTATTTTTCTCATACACAGGTACAGTCTTAACATATTCCTCTAAGTAAGGTGCATCAGATACTAAATATTCATCTAACACACTTGACTCATATATCTCAGTATAAGGATCTTTACCTACTCTAGTAAGTGTAGTTTCATATAATCCCGATTTACCAAGTCCTAACTTTAATCTATGTATAACTAAAGAAGAACTTACATCAGCAGTAGATTTCTCTCCCTCTACTTTAGTTACAAATATACGTGGGAAATCTATTTGATAATCATATAAGTAACCTATCTGTAATGTAGCACCAGACCAATCTCCAGGCACTGTAAAGTCATCACTATTAATAACTGTACATTCTGCATATCTACCCTCTCTAGCAGTATTTGAATCTATATCAATTACAACTAGTGTACCATTAGGTGAGGTTACTTGATCTATCCAATCAGATTGATTAGTAAATGTAGTTAATTGAGTAGTAGAATTATATGAACCACTACCTACTGTAGTATAGTTATCTAAGTGTATCAGATAATTAACATCATCTTGATCTATACTAGGATCAGCATCAGCTTGAATAAGCTGCATCTTCTGTAAGAAGTTATCTGTATCTAAGAAGAAATATTCATCATTAACAATGAAATGATACTTTAATGGATTATTAAACTTCCATTTAAACCAAGAAGACTGACCTCTTTTATCTGCAAGTTGGTAGTATTTATACCCTTGTAATTCATCTTGCCCAGTTTTACCAAATAAGATTATACCATTTTCCCTGGAATTAGTTATAAGATCTATATTTTTAGGTAATAATGAAGGTACAACTTTACTAGTTTCTACAACATCAGGTTCACCTTCTCTTTGTACATTGAATAGCTCATTAAATCTACTATACTTACCTGAACTATCTACAAATCCTACAGTAGTACCTAGAGATATTGGAGGTATTGTCTCATTATAATTGAATACAGAAAGTTTCTTTAACTTAGCTGTATCTGGATTCATTATCTCAGCATCTGAAGCTAATAAGAATTGTTGATTCGTACTAAATACAACAAGACCTGTATTCAACTCTACTCCATCAAATAATTCTGAAGGGTATGTTGATGCACAAGCTATATCTATAGGATCAATAGCACTAACTGTTAATGCAGTCCATGACCAGAACGAAGGTATAGCTAACTCCCCCGGTCTAGAAGTTATTACATTCTCTCCTGATAAGAAACAAAGTCTATTACGGAAGAATAGTATTTTATTTATTGATTGTCCTACAAATGTAGGTATAGGGTTAGTTGAATTATCTCCTACAATTCTATCTGTATAAGTACCAGCTTTAACTAAGAAGCTTCCATCAGCTTGCCTAGTAAGTGTATGGGGCATAGTAGTTGTATCAAAACTAAGAGCTATTCCCGGTTTAGCACATTCTATCCAAGACCCAGAACCGTCTAAACTATTAGCACTACTAAATTTAACATAGTAGTCATCTTCATCTGCGGATCGAGTGTTAGTAATCTGAACTATATATCCTAATTTACATTGTAGTGGTAATTTAGTAACATCATTAGCTGTAGTCTGCATGACTCTCATCAAGTCTTGGTCTACAACTTCAATGTTAAATGAAGAACTAGCAGTTAGATATAAACCATTACCTATAACTGTAGAGGTAATACCAGTACCACTAAAGGATGCTTGTATACCACCTAATACTGTATCTACAGTAACAGCTGTATCAGAATCAAAAGGTGTTGGTGCTGGTCTTAGAATACCATTCACACCACCATTTATAGTACCTTTCACAGCTACTGTTTCAATTTCTGTTACCTCTACTGTATAGCTATATGTAGTCTTAGCTTGATCCATCTGAACAGTAACTTCATCACCTACTTGCCAGCCTTCTCCGCCATGTAGTAGTTGTATATCTCTGTTATATGAACATTGGTAATCATCAGCATCAGTACCGTTACCTGTTTTACCCTGCTGACCTAATGTAGTAATTCTAAAGATCAAGTTCTTTTTAGATCCATCATCTTTACTAAATACTTGTGTAGCTACACCGGGGCAATCACCAGTACCATCACCTTCATTTAATGTATCACTTTTTATTTTAATTCTAGTAGCTCTACTTAAGTTAGTCGTAGTAGCTGAACTATAAGCATTTAATCCATACTGCCTACCATTCTCTGTTCTTAATAATTCAATATAAGCATAGTGTGTATCAGTTGCAGAAGGTGTAGTACCTGTAGTTGCTATAATTTTTGTTCTATTGTTTAAGAATGTTGTATCATTAATTGTTAATGCTTGTATATCTTCAGTAGATGTAGCAGAACTAGGTGTTAGATAACTTTTAATAGAGGTTGTAACAGCAGATACTGTTGCTTCATAATCCCATCTAGCAGTGTTATCACTAATATTAGCACCAGTACCAGTTGGACCACCTGAACCTGCAGAAGTACCAGCTGTATCACATACATAAATATTAGCACCATTCTGTACTTTATTACCTACTACATAAGCTGTACTAGCTACCCATGGTACTGCTCCATGATGAACTGTTTTCTCAACACCATCATTGCAACTCCATATTCTAGTAGTACCATCACTAGCTATCTGTCCTATATAAGATCCTTCACTTTCATCTCGGTAATAATGAAACCATGAGCCATTACTCTGTACATTAGTTAATGGTGCTGATCCTATTCTTTTTGTTCCCGGCCTTTTATATAACCCATAAGTTAGATCTGGTATAGCATTAACTACACTCCTTACTTGTCCGGGTAATTTTTTCTGATCTGATTGTTCAGAAATACCGCCTATATAGTCTTGTATTGTTTGGGTTATGCTTGCCATTATCTTGGTAAATTCCTCCAAGGTTGATATGTAGTATATACTGAATCCTCTGGGAATCCAAACATACTATGATTACCTTGATTACATTCGTATTCTAACAGAGCTGCTCTGGAGAATGCTTCATTCTGTGCTAGTAATTGTACTAGTTGTGGGTTAGATACTAATTGTGTAGCTGCTACTCTCCCTGCTCTATATGTTATATACCTTTGAAACGGTGTAGGTAGATCTTCAAATGGTATTAGATATGTAACATCTAAAAGTATTTCTGTTACATCTGACCAGTCATCTGTATGATCAAACTTATCATATAATTTTCCATTCCTCTTTACTACGTCATATTTCCTTACTGACCATCCATCAGTAACATCCATTTTAAGTATATCACTACCAATAATTATCTTACCAGTAGTTGCATCTGGTTTAAAAGTTACATGTTTCTCAGTGTTGAAGTGCCAACCTTCTGTTTGTACATCAACGTTTGAATCTCTTAATAGATTATATATGAATGATATTTCTGGGTTTGCATTAGTCACTACTCCTGTTACAGGGTCTTTTAGGACACTGATAGGAGATTGACCAATAGCTCCCAGTATAGAATTAACTGCGGATAGTTCGGTATCGGTATCAACTGTTGTGGAAGCCATAAATAAAAAAAGAGGGAGCCCGAAGACTCCCCGATATGTTGGTTGAAAATATTAGCTTATGTGAAGCTTGCGTTAGAAACAGCAGTATTATTCCAGTTAGAGGATACGTCGATTCCAGCAACTAATTCAACAGCAGCAGCCGGATTAAGATAATCGGCTCCCATTGCTAAACGTCCTAGTATGACATCTCCTTGGTAGACCACTGAAACATCACCAGAAGTTACCTGAACCTGTGGTCCGATAGCTTCTACAACACCTGCGGCTTCCTTCTGGAAGATAAGTCCACAAGACCCACCAAACTTAGCAGCAGTACCGTAGTTATTAACGGTCTTCTGTCCTGATGGAGTTGTTGCAGCATCTTGGTCATCCATATCTTCACCAATGAAGGAGCCCTTAGAGCCAGCTTCGTTGATATTAGACACAGCACCTGCTGGTAAGTTGGCTAGGTTAACACCATAGTCTCCGAGGAATGGAATATTCATTGACTTGTAGATGGTGATACCAGCTATTTCAATGATTCCGTTACCGGATTGTAGTGCAGAACCTTGAGCATCACGGTTGATTAAACCGTTAGTTCCAACGTTTTGTATTAACTCATAGTATTGTCTTGGGTTTAATACAGCTACACGTCCGTCACCACTGACTCCTTTCTCATCTAAAATAGCAGCAGCTTCATAGAAGGCTGTTATTAGTTTAGTTGAGTCATAAGCGTCTGTAGCAGCAGTACTATTAGCAGCACCAACCTTAACAATACTTCCACCGGGTTCCTTGAAGTTAGTCATGTTGACCGGTGCTGGCTGTCTAGCAGCCTTTGTGATCGCACGGAAAATCCTGCGGTCATAGTTTTCGGCTAATGCATAACCGATCTTACGAGAGATTTCACCACGTAAATCGTAGTGGGCAAG